GATTAAGTTTCATTGTTCCATATCCAGCTTTTACTGGTTGAACACTAAGCTGCCCAGATCTTCCTGCATCAGAAGTTACTTTCCACTTCTTTCCATTTTTATCTGCAAATTCAACCCCAACCCATGTAGAACCTCGTCCAGTAGATATTTCAGAAGCACCTGCTGCTATTAATGAAGATGGGTGAATTAAAGTAGATCCTGCGTATGCGCCAGCGCTTGGCCCTAGTGTTGTGGGAACAAATCCAATCTTAGCTGTTGCCTTTGATGGACTAACGTCCATCGTCTTGCCATTAATAATAATGTCCCCGCTGCCCATTTGAATACCCTTTGAGGATAATCCTTTTGTAATAGCTCCTTCTACCCCGCCCATTATTCCTAGGGCCTGGGTGCCTACATCAATTGGAGTTTTAACACCCTTTGGATGAGTTGGTTGTTTAAATTCAGGAACTGTTCCAGGCTTTGCTGTTCTTACTGCTCCAACAAGGCCTGCAGCATCCACTTTACCAGCATTTTTGTCTTCATCAGTTCCAAACTTAATATAATCCTCTATACTTTTTCCTGCAGCAGCTGCATTTAGTGCTAGGGTGACCATTGCTTGATTAACATCATCAATCTTTTGTTTTTGCTTATCAATCCTTGCATTTAATGAGCCCAATTTTTCTGCTGCAAGACTTGCATTATCACTAAGCTTTTGCTGGCCATCGTTAATTAGTTTTATCTTAGCTTCTAGCGGAGCATTGGCTAGCTTAAGAGCATCTTCAATTGCTTTCTTTTGAGAGTTATACTGTTGATCTGATTGCAGACCTTGAATATCTAAGCTTGCTTGTTGTGCTGCAGCAGTATTGCCTGTTGCCAAAGCTGCTTCGTATGCTGCTTGTGCTTTTGCAATTTGTCTTGCAATATCGCCTTCTTGCTTTGCCGCATCAAGAGCTTTTAGTCTTGCCTCTGCAAGTTTATTGTTAGCATCTATTTGCTTCTGCAAACCCTTTAGTTGTTCTCTAGTATTTATTTGTTGCTGAGCAGTTTGTCCCTTGGCCGCTTGCATTAATGCCTTTTGTTGATCTGTTAGCTTTTTTAAATCTATGTACTGTTGTTTTAATAGACCCTCTTTGTTCGCAGCAACGGTTGCTTCTGATATGGCATCTGCAACTTTTGATAGTGTAGATACAGCCTCAGCGCCTAACTTTGAAAGATCTCCAGTAAATCCCTTTGCTGCAAGATTCATCTTTTCAAATAGGCTAACTACTGTATCCATAGGATTAATAATCTTTTTAAGTTCTGGACTCTGCTTAATCATTTCCGCTCTAGTTTTTGCAGTAAGAACAGCCTTAGAAGATTCTAGCTTATTTAGTTTTTGAAGCATTGCCTCTTGGGCTTGATACTGAGTTAATACTTTTGTATTTCCACTCTTGTCTTCTCTAGCAGCTTTTTTACTTTGCTCAATCATGTCTATAATTCCAGCATCTATTGCGGTTAGGCCTGTATTTACTGCTTGTGCTCCTTCACGTCCGCCTTCTGCTGAAGCAGGAACATAATTGTTTATTGCAGCAACAGCTGCATCTTGTCCTGTCTTGATATTTCTAAATGCACGATTACCTACAGTAAATGCGCCAGCCTTTTCTCCCTTTTCAGAAAGCTTAAACATTGCAAATATTTTCTTGCTTGCGTCATCTGCTGACATTCCAGCAGCCATCAGCGCAGTCTTAATGTCTATAGCTACTTGTGGAAGCTCGCTTTCTTTAGACTGATTAATTAATTTAATTTGATCGGTATAGACCTCTTTGACTTCTTTCTTAAGCTTCTTGTACTCTTCAATTGTCATGGATATAGGAAGGCCAGCATCTTGCATGCTTTCATAAAGGAACTGATTTCTTTCTCTTATTGCTTCTATGTTCTTAACAGTATCTGCAAGCTTTGAGTTGTAATCGGTAAACTTAAGTCCCGCCTTTTTGGCAGCTTCTTCTGTTAGTCCGTATTGTGTTACCCCAACTCTTAAATGTTCGTTGTGATCTCTTATTCTTTTATTAATAACAATAAAAGCTCCTGTTGCTACAGCAAGTCCTACATTTAATCTTGTAAGACCCATTCCAATTCTTCCCAGGGTTCTTGTTACTGCGCTCCCACTCTTGGCAGAATTCTGAAGAGCTGCGCCGTATCTATTGAGCATTCTTCCGCCCTTAGCGTATGTTCCATCTTCCAACATTTCTCCAGCAACTTTTGTTCCTCTTGCTGTAGAGAAGATAGGAGTTTTTGCAGAAGCTGGAATCTTAGACATAAGTCCACCGACTCTTCCTTGTGCGCCTTCAGCCTTTGTCTGCATCATTGCCGTCATCATCATTTGAGGTATGATAAATGAAAGCGTCTGCATTATTGTTTGAAGTAAAGGATTGGCAATCTTACTAGAAATTAGCATTGGCACTAGCGAGGCTCCAAGCATTGCAATGTTTCCGCCCTTCATGTATCCGTTTTTAACACTGCCTCCATTCATGTAACCATTTGGAACAATGCCTCCTGAATTTCTAGGTACAAATAGTTCTGGTCCTTTTTCTCCCACAACGTATGGTTGACCTGCGTTAACTGGTCCGCCCATTTCTCTTTTTTCTAAACCAAATATAATTTTCTTTAAAGATTCTGTAAGCGGAGTATCTTTTTTAGAATCCCAATTTAAATATTTGTTTCGCAAAATATCTTTATCAATTGGAGAAAGTTGTTTAATTATGTTTCTGTCTCCAACAAGATCTGAAGCGGCTGATCTTATTACAGAGTCTAGTACATCTGGCTCAAGTGCATTCTTTAATGACCCCTTAGCATCTTTAACATACCCGTAAGGCTTTTCTTTTGCTAATGCTGCCGCAAACTTATCATAGAATAATTTTTGAGTGTGCTTTCTTAAACCTGTGTTTGCAAATAGTTTATCGGCCATTTCAATAGAAAGAGAATTAACTCCCCATGGAGCTGACTCATACATACTTGGCTTAGGTGCTCCAGTTGGGCCAAATCCTGCACCAATTCTATGCATTGCCTTACCCTTAAGAACGTTTCCAATTAATCCGCCAATATTAAATCCATTTTCTGGTGTCTTAAATGCATTATCAGATAGGCTTACAGAGTGACCTTTTTGTCTGCGCTTCAATTCATCTGCTGCAAGCATTTTAGCAATTGCTGCTGGAGTCATTGTTTTTTCTGGAGACATCGTTACTGATGAATGAATTCCATGCAAATCTTGATATGTCTTTCTTCTTGCATCAGAAAGTCTTGTAATCATTGCATTGTAAATAACTTTTTCTTCTGTGTTTAAATCAAATCTACTTATTGTTTGTTTTAACTTTGGAAGAGCTGATTCAATTTCTTGCAGCATGCGATCATTATATTGATCAGGTGTCATACCTCTTGGAATATCTGAAGTCGCTTCAGCAAAGAATTTTTTTGTGTTACTTCCCTTTACCCCAAGCAAGTTGATCATTGCTTGTTGTTTAAATGAAGGCATTGTTGCAGAGTAGTCTCTTGGTCCAGAAGCTGTTGCAAATACACCAGCTGGTCCTACATCGGCAAGTATGTTTCCAGAAAGGTTTCCTCTTCCTAAATCTTTGTCACCACGCAATGATGATGCAACCAGCTGTCTAAAGTATTGATCTACTGTAAATTTACCGTCTTGGTTTGCTATATCAGGATTATATTTAGACTCTAAGGCTAGTAGAGTTCTAGATCCTCTTCTGTCAGTTGGGTCTCTCATTACAACAACTCTTTGATTAGGTGTTTGCAATCCATGGACGTCACGAGCAATTTCAGTTGCTCTTATCTCAGCAAGCGCTGCTTTTTCATCTAGGACTGGCTTAACAAAAACCTTTTCCCCGTTCTTGCTATAAACCCCACCGATTCCAGATACTGGGAAACTTCTTCCTGATGTTGGCTCTAGTAGTTCGTCATAATCAGTTACTGGGGTCTTGCTAAATCTAGAGTCTTTAACTGCTTGACTTGCTTTTTCCATAGCAACCTTTGCGGCTCTCTGGGCTTCAACCTGCTTAATAGATCTTGGCATTCCTAAGAACAACGCTTTACCGCCGCCAAATAATCTTTGTGCAAACTTACCAGGAATTTCTCCTCCTGAATTTGCTGAAATTGGTTCCTGTAAAGGTAAACGCTTTCCTCTTGTAAGAAGAAGACGCATCATTGCTGTCATCATATGACCTTTTTGAATTGCTGGAAGCCTTTTCATAAGTTGTGAAGCTTTTCCATATTTTAATTCTTTTGCTAGCTGGTCAGCTGTATATTGTGCAGTTGATTGATTTAATGGAACTCTATCCTGGAACTTGCCTCGTGTCATTTGGCGTAGCCAGTTTGTAAATTCATTTATAGTTCTAGTGCCCGCTTGTGCATTGTATGCATTGCCTGTGGTTCTATTACTTTTTACAACACCATTTTCTCTTGTAAATAAATCTCTGTCTGGGTCCATGTGTTCTGATGCATAATCAAACGTTCCATCAGCTCTTACAAAACCATTCATTACCTTCTGCAAATTAACTTGGTCTATATCCATTCTTGACATTAATTTTTCTACTAATGCTCTTGTTGGTTTGATTGCAGGTATTTGAGGTCTACTGCCTCTATCTAATTCTCCTGGCCTATCCTGGCGAAGTATATCTCTATAATTAACCTTTTCACCCTTACTGTTTGTTCTTCCAAGGCCCTGCATATCAATATAATCTTGCATTGCTCTTGCCTGCATAATTCTTATTTGCTTATACTTTGCTCTATTTACTTTTCCAGTTTTAGGATCGGTAGACTTTAAAATTGCTTCTTCAAAATCTCTTTTTGCCATGTTTATTGATTCATCTTCAGAAAATCCTAGATGGTTTAAAACTGCTGAATCATGCAACACAACTCTATTTTTTACAGAGGCATCGTAATTTGGATCAGTATTTCTTGCAAGCCAATCTTTTAACCCATTAAACATATTCATGGAAAGCTCTCCGCCAAATGCTCTTCCCATTCCCGATGTATTACCTGGTCCGCCATTTAATTGAAGCATTAAACCTGGATCACGTTGAGCAATTTCTGCTGGGATAACAGCCTCTCCAGGAGTTAGTACAACTGGCACCTCACCTCCAGAATTTCTAAATGTTGGAGTGCCACCAATCAGCTTACTAATAATAGGCATATTTTCTTGTGTAGATTTTTTATTAATAACAAATGAACCAGCTTCTGCTGTTGTATGATATGTGTCTGTGTTACCAGTTCCTGGAACTATTCCGCCTTTATTAAACTTAGGCTTTGTTGTTTCAATGTTATATCCTGCACCTGAAGTTCTAACTCCGCCTAGCGCTCTAGCAATTTTATCTACTAATGTTTTTGTAGAACCCTTGTGGAACATTTCTTTCATGTTTGATTTGCCAGTTACTGGATCTACTACGGGCTGAGATGTTAATGGAACTGTTGTTAAGTTTACAGATCTTCCTTGTCCAGCTGCAATCTTTTGAGCTGTCTCAGCAAGCATTGCTTCAACTGTTGCATTTAATTGAATTACTTTTATTCTTGCTTCGTCTGCTGTTATTTTGCTTTGCTGTAGCTGCTTAACAATTAAAGCCGTTTCTTGTGCAGCCATGCTTGTAATTTCTGAAAATTCTGGAAGCAAGGCTTGATAAGAATCAGACAAGCTTGATGTAATTGTTCCAGTTGCCATTACTTCTGTTTTTAATAATTTAATTTCTGCCTCTGACTGCATTGCTATTGCTGCTGTCATTGCATGCCACTTTGCTGCCTCTTGAGCAACTATACCAGTCGATGTTCCGTTTACAGATGTAACACCTGGAATCTTTGGAAGATCTGCGTTCATATAGGCTTGAGGGTTTTTGCCAATTCTAACGTTTACTGGTCCTGCTCCTGGAACTGTTCCAAATATTGTCCCCATCTGTTGTGTTTGAGCAGGAATCATGTGAGACATATCTCTTGAGTATGAATCTCCAACTAATGGATTATTTTTATCAACATATCTTGGCGTTCCGCCTGGAGTTCCCGCTGCAATTACTCCTCCTGCAACTGTTGAGATGCTTGGTTGCACTGCAACTTGCGCTGTAGATGCTGCTACCTGAAGATTATCAAATGATGCTGCAAGAGTATTTACTGCATTTGTTAATACAACTGTTGCTTCTGTATCTGAATAGAATGATGTAGCAAGACCTTTTGCTGCTGCATCTGCCGCTAATATTTCTGGAGTAAGGAGCTTAAACCCATGTCCTCCTGTAGCCATTTGTCTTAAAGAGAATATTCCCTTTGTGACATAACCAATAAAGTTGGCCATTACACCAGTCAACATAATTAGTGGTCCAGCAAAAGCTGTTAGTCCACCAAGTGCATTTAAGAATGTTTTAACTGGGCCTGGAAGCCCTTGGAAAAACTTAATGATTCCATCTACTACATTTAAAACCTTTGTGCTAATTCTTAAAAATTGTTCTCCTACTGAAGCAAGGTCTGCTTGGACTGAAGCCCATGCTCTTTTAAATTGTCCTGAAGCGGACTCTGTCATCATAGTTAATTCTCGAGCAGAGATATTTGCAAGATCTGTAGCGCTTGCTTTCATTAAATCCATTACCTGAAGAGTTTGAGATCCTTCTTTACCCAGGTTTTCAAATAGGGCTGACATTCTTGCATACTGGAACTTACCAAACAACTGTTCAATTGCTCTTGACTTGCTTAGGGGATCTAGTCTATCTAAAGCTGCCTGAAGGTCTGTAATTGTTTCAGTTAAATTTCCCGCATTAGATGTTACAATCTTATCTATATCTATACCAAAGCCGAAGAACATTTCTTTAGCAACCTTTGTTGGGTTGATAAGAGATGCCATTGCTGACTTAATTGCGTTAGCACCTTCTGATGCATTAACTCCGCCTTCTTTCATTGCAGTTAGATACAATGCTAAATCTTTTACATCTCCACCTAGAGACTTTACAACTGGACCTGCTTTAGGAATTGCTTCAACTAAATCTTGAAGAGATGTAGAAGTCTGGTTTTCAACAGCGTTAAGGAAGTCAATTGATTGTGTAAGTTCGTCAGTGCTTGACTTAAATGCATTTTGAATAGCAAGAGTTGCCTTCATTGCTTCTTGCCTGTCAACTTCACCAAGGATTGAAAGTCTGCTTGTCTGTCTTGTAGCTTCTAAAAGGTTTCCGCCTTCTTGTCCTGTTGCAGCAAGGTCAGCTGCTAATGCGATAGTTTCTTTGTATGCAATTCCGTATGCTCCAGCAATTTCTCTTGCTGTTTCGGAAACATCTTTTCTTACTTTTGCTAGCTCTGAAGATGATGTTGCACTTAGTCCGCCGTAAACCTTTGTAAGTCTTACAAGCTCTTGATCTGCTTCTTTAAATGCTTTTTGTGCAGCCATTCCAAATGCTGCAAGAGGAACTGTTAATCCTACTGTTAGCTGACGACCAGCCCACTGGGTATTCTTACCCCAATTGATAAGCTGATTAGATCCATCAAGCATTACCTTATTCATGATAGAAAGCTCTTGTCTTGCAATTGCCGTCTTGTTCTTTATTTCATCAAGGCCTTTTGCAACCATAACGTTGTACTGCATTAGGCCTTGTGCGTTTTTGCCAATAGGCTGAATGATTGCATTCTCTAGCATTACCTGTTGCTTAGCAAGGTCTCTAATTAGACTGCTTGTTTTCTTTGTATGCCCACTCCAGGCGTTGTAGTATTCTCCTAGCTTGAGTCTGCCTCTATCTAGGTTTTTACCAAATTTTTCTACGTCTGACGTAAGCGATACAAAGTGTGATGAAAACTGTCCTGTTGATCGCATAGTTTCTGCGAAGGACTTATTCATTACAGCAATTTGATTTGCTAGTTTGGCGTTAGTTCCCGCCGTTGTTTCTTGTAATTTTACGAGTTGGGCAGTAACCGCAGCAAGCTGAGTTCTTAAACTCGTGAAGTCTGCGTTGGCGGTAATATTGGTGGTGATTAAATTATCTGCCATATGTATATGTTACTCTATTCGGTATCCTAATCCTGCGTTAATGCCGAAACCAGCTTCTGCTGCAAGACCACCTTGTAATGAAACAACATCATCTGCTGATGTGGTTATACCAAGTGCTCTTCTTCTGACATCTTCGAAGGATGATCCCTCCTCATTATTACTGCTTTCATCTAAATCAACACCTTGAATCGAAGCTAGGAATTTCCTTTTTTCTGATTCCGTTTTTTGCATTGACTTAAAAGTCTGGACCATCTCTGGCATTGAAAGATTATCTTCTAGTTCTTCGTAATTTTTCCAATTACCTAGAAGAAATACTTCCCCCTCTAAAGCGGCTAGATCTAGTTCTGACCAGCCAGAACCGCTGCCGCTAGTAGGTTTGGGTCGTCCATCTTAATCCCCCCGCATACTTCTAGAATGCGATTGATGGTTGGAACGTCAAGTGTGTCTTCAAATGCGTCTTTGTCTGCTACAAGATCTGGAAGCTGCTTTTTTAGTGCTACCCCACAGGCCTCAATAAGGATTGTTAGTGTTTCATCTTCTGATGTTACTTCTTGTGTTCTTTGAATGACCTTCATAAACTCACGTAGCTCTTTAATTGTTAAAGGCTTGAGCTTAACTGTTGCGCCATTTTGTAGTTGAATTTCTTCAACATCGTATACTGTTGTTGCCATTTAATCCTCCTAGGATCGTCTTAATTATTGTATCATATTCAAAATACAAGAGCAATAGAAAACCCCCCAATTTCTTGGGGGGCTCTATTAATTAATTAAATTAATTATGCTGATAGAACACGGTCTACGATGAAACCATATTCCTGGCCTGCGTGATCTGAGTTACCAGATGGTAGCAAACGGAATGTTACTGGGAATGTTGATGCTGCGTTACGAGCCAAAGAGAACTGTGACTGTTGTACAGAAAGAACACGACGTGCATAGTATACACGCTCAGTCTTAGATTCTGCTACTGAAGTTGGTGCTTGACCAACTGCGATTAGCTGACGCTCTGTTGGTGCTTCACCAAGAGCTCCACCTGCGATACCTAGCTTCTTACCTGAAGCGGTAAGTGTTGATGATGCCTGACCAAATACGGCTAGAACGTTCTCAAGAGTACCTTCTGCCATTTCTGTTGCGATCATAACTTCCATTGACTCCTTGAAAAGCTTTGCTGTATCAAGAAGCTGATCTACTGTAACTGAACCGTATGATGGGTTGTATGTTACCTGAAGACCGTTGTTTGTGTAACCTACGTTACGGTAAAATGCACCCTTTGTGTCAAGGGCTGGTGATACCGCACCAGTTGCTGCTGTTGCTGTATCAACAAGATTCAAAGAATCTGTGTATGATGTTTCTGCTTTAAATGCTGGGACTGTCTTATTCTTGTTTGCTGCAAATGCGTTTAGTACGCCTGCTGGTGCAGACTCTACGTAATCTGGGCTGGTGATGTCTGTTACTGAAAGAAACAGTGGAGACGCACCGACAAGAATATTTCTAGCATTACCAATATTTTGTGCCATGTTGTAAAACCTCCTGTTAAATAAATATATATATATTGACTTACTTTAAATCAAGCTGGCTAGGCTCATTTCCTCTTATGTCCAATTTTACTGGATTAACCCTTTAAAAGCAACTAGGCAAATCTACCTAGTCCGTCGGTGACCCTGGAGTACTTGACCTCTAGTATTACGTCTGATGACAAAAAGCCCTGAAGTTCAAGGGATGGGTCAATTGGAGAAGTTTCTGTAATATGAATGCTGTGGAAAATTAACTTGTTTGTGGTCTTTAAAGAATTGACATCTTTTGCAGATTCGTCCATTCTTCTAAACAGGTCAGTCATTAGGTTTCTTATCTCATATATCTCTGTTATATCTGTTGAGTATATGGTAAACAAAACTTTTTCGCAGCATATCAGCCAGTTCTCTTCATAGGACATTCCGATCTTGTCATATACGATATGCTTTTTACCGTTTAGGAATTGATCCATTTCTGGTAATTGCTGAACTGGAATAATAGGGACTATCTCAGATCCTAGATTATCTGAGTAGTAGTCGTCTGGATCAAATAGTCCAGTAAGTTTTAATTGGGTCCACAAGAACTTGCGAAGCTCAAACATTGCGTCTATTTTATAATCTGCTGTCATAGTGACCCTCCAAATGATGAGCTTAGTGCTGCATCTGCCTGCACTCTTATTTTACCAGCACTGAAGCTATACTGCACCTTTTTAATATTAGTTGGTACACTCAATGCTCTTGCTATCTTAGCATTAAATATTCTTTGAAACCCTGAAGACTTTATTGAGGAGTTTACTGGTTGCCCTCCAAAGAATCTTCCGTATGTGAGTGCAAATTGATTTGTTGCGGCCTTGCCTCCTGGCCTCTTTACTGTAACTGAAGTGCCTTTAGGCATAAAGACTGTTGCACCATCTAATTCAAATACTAAACGCTCTGCGGATCTTGGTCGAATTACTATGGGCATTCCTTCTTCCATTACGGAAGCTTTATTAGCAAATACATATCTATTCTTTTGTTTTTTATTTTTAGACGGTACTGTTGATTTAGATAGTTTAAAATCACGGCCTATTCTAAATGAAAGGCCTTCAGAATCTATTAGATATAGGTTGAAAAGCCTTGCTGTTGGGTTGCCAGTTTTATTCCACTCGTATACATGGTGAAGACTTTTAGGCTTTACTCTTGCTTGGGCATCAACGTACTGACCAAAATCTTTTTCTATTTGATTAAATATGGTTGTTTTAAATAAATTTTTAAATTCAGCATTTGTTGTTAGCTTGGCAATGACAGCTGCTTCATAATACAAGAATGCAGATACTTGAGCCACTGTGCTATCCTTTATTACTCCTGGAACTGATCCTGCCATCAATCTTTCAAGACCGCTGGCTGTTTGTAATAATGCTACGCTACTGTCCAATTACCTGGTTCTCCGATCTTTTAACGGTTGTATTGTAACCAATAATTCCGCCCATCGGTTCTGTGATTGGAGTAACTCCCATTACCTCAAAGACTGTTGGCGTGTTGCTTGGAAAGTTAATTTCTTCCCATACAACAGTTCCGTCTAAATTTCTAATGTTTGTAATCTTTTCGTTAAATACTAATTTAGACGTAGTTCTTATTTGAATCATCTGATCATTAACATATCTATTTGAAAAGGTTTGCTTGTCCCCAGATCTGCTAGCTGTAGAATTGCTAATTGTTCCTTTTGCACTGCATGCAACTGTTCTATTAAATTGCCAGTCTTTCTTTAAAGATCCCGTCGCTGGGTCCTGTGTTTCAAATTGCCTATATACATCAATAAGCATTGGAAGAACGGAGTCGACAAGATCATACATTAGATAAGGACCATTTGAGATATAACATGTGGAGCAAGCAATTGATCTGCATATAGATTGCCAGTTCCTGTTGATGCTGAGCTGTTATATTCAAAACTCCAGTCAAATGTCTTGATGGATTTAATGTACTTATTTCTCCAGACTTTGTCCTTTGAGAAATAGTCTTTCATTAGTTCAACTGTTGCCATCTGTACTTGAGCAGGAACTAGGTCCCATCCAAATTCGCCAACAATCTTATATTTAACGTTTTTAGAAAAGACTCCATTGTATGTATCATTAATTGTTGGAGGTACTAAACCATTTGCAACATATACTGAATTGTCTAGTAGGTTTACCCTATTAACTCTTATTCCAAATCCTGTCTCTGAAACAATTGGGTCATATAGCCAGTTGTTTACCTTTGGTGTAGCAAGGTTATCTACAAGAAGTATATCGTTAGAATAAATCTGGTATATCCGATTTATTTTAGATGATAGAGGTAGAGTATCTGATTCGTCTCCGTATATAATCTTTGTGTCTGGATACAGGTAGAATTCTTGCTGAGTGTATTCTTCAATTAATTTTCTTGCATATCTCTCAGCCATCTGGAGGTCTGAGTATGTCTTGTAGTTAGGATCACTTGGATCCGACCCAAAGTTTAATTCATCTATTTGCTCATTGATAGAAATGTATGGGGTTACAACATTCACATAAGTTGTATGAGTTCCCACTGTTGATCCAGCTACTGCGTATTCCCAGACGAGCTTTAGCTTTCTGGGATATGCAGAATAGGAAAACGGTAGCACAACTTGATATGTGCCGACATCTGTTTCAACGGCTGTTCCTGTTAGAGTAAGTAATAAATTGGTAGAAGATATAACGTTAGCAGGGTTTTGAGTAATGTCATAAACCTTTGCCGTTACGTTACCTGTAGGGGATGCTAATTCACCCTCCCAGTAGATCTTTGTTCTGATCGGTGAATTGCTGTTTACATATATCTCTGCCATTTTATAAGCTTAGATTAGTTGTAATACTCCTGAACTTCCTTTGGAGTTGCTAATCTAAAGCCCTCCTCCTTATCAAAAATTTCTTGAGCATTTTCTTCTGTCATTGCAATAAAAGGGTGCTCTTTTGTAAATGTAAATCCAATGATATCAAACCTAAAGTTTTCTCTAGTCATTCTAACTAGAACTGTATCTTCTGGTTGTGCATTTGGATCAAATCTTGGAAGAATTTCTTCTGCGTTTTCGCTGAATTCATCTGCCGCTTCTTCAATGTCCTTAACAGTCTTTTGATAAACAGACCATGTGACTCCCTCTTCTGCAAGGGCGGCAACGATATCTGCCTTACTCTTAATACCATCAGTATCAACTGCAAAGTCCTCTGCAATTTGTCTGAGTTCTGCTACTTTCAATGTCTCAAATGACATATTATCTCCTTTGTTAGGTTCTTCAATTATAGCATTGATAAATTAAAATGAAAAGCCCCCAAAATTAATTGGGGGCCTTTCGAGGGTTTTATCTTAAATTAATTAAGAAGCAACCTTAACGTTGCGTACAACTACCCAAGCGTCTGCCTGCTCGATTTGAACGCCAACACGAGTATACATTGTGTACTCAATTGTGTCCTTACGTGGCTGGAAGAATCGGTAAACGGTTACGTCACGCTTGATTCCAATAACTACGTTATTTGGGAATGTCAAGTGGATATCTCCGTGTGATCCTGTTGGTGTTGCGTATGTACCAGTCTGTGTCTCATTAAGTAGTGGAACTTCAACAATCGGAATACCGAATGCGAATGGTGCCACGTAACCTGCTGGTCCACCTAGTGGTGCAACTCCACCACGGATAACGCTTGAAGCGATATCTTGTGGAATTGTTTGGTTTGTTCCAATGCTGTTAGCATATAGGAAATCCTGAATCAAGTTTGATCCAGCAAGGAAGCGAAGGTCTCCACGACGTTGCTTGTACTTACGTGGCATAGCCTTAAGTGCCTTGTTGAATACTT